GTTTTCAGCTTTCAAGCGTTTCAACTGTTTCTTTAACTCTATATTTTCTTCAGCTTCTTTAAGATAATCAGACATCAAGTCGCTGTATCTACTTTGCCAATAACGAGTAGACTCGTATAACTCTTCGCTCATATTTAGTCTTCCAAAATGTGAGATTTAAAAGCCCATCTGCTATCAAGTCTCCGATTGACGATTAATTCAGGTTTTACATCAAATTCCATTTCGATGTATTCCATCAAGTCTTCGTCTGTATAGTCTTTAAATTCGTTGTAAGTCTGCCTTAGCGTAGGCTCTTCGCTGTCTCGTAAATAGTCAATTGTAAATATAAAAGCATCCCTAAAATTACCGTCAAACGTTACAAGTTCGCCATTAATCCTAATTTCTACCATGATAGCTACCTGCGAATTTCTCTAGTCTATCTTTAATAAAGTCAAACATTGCTCGCAACTCATTGTTTTCTTTTCTTAGATTTTTGTTATTAATCATAATATCTGCCATAGAGCCATCTTTTTCTCGATATTCATCTTTTAAATGTTTAACATCTTCAGACAAATCAATGTTTTTAGACTTTAAGATTTCATTTTCGATTTTTAAGTCTTTAATCCTATTTTCTAATTCAGCTACTAATTTCAAATCTGGTCTATTTTCCAAAGTCAATCCTCCCTCTGTGCAATCTTAACTGCCTGTATTCTTCAATTTTTTTATTTCGACTAGGTTCGTCTAGAGCCATGATTTTTGCTGCATGTTCTTCTGACAAGCTGAAAAATGTTGTTAATGTTAGTTCCATCAGAACCTCTTACTTTCTGCATTATCTGGATATTTAAAAATATTGTTTTTTGCACCTTTGATTATGCGATCGACAAAAGCAGCATCGTAGATTTTCATAAGCTCAGCTCTACTAAAATTTGTATTAATGATAGTATTTGTCCGATTATCCAAAATATTAAATAAAAACGTATATGTCCAACCGCTAGCAGATTTAATGGTGTTACCTGTGGTTGACTCCTTGCCTAAGTCATCAAGTATCAGATAATCACAATTGATGAGAAGCTTTGACATTCTTTCTTGCGAATATTTGCTATTTTTTTTATCGTCATAATCGAATGTATCTTTGACTAGTCCGGACAACAAAGGTACCGAAACAAATATCACACTCTTTGATTGATTGTAAGATTTAAACATCTCGTTAATATTTTTAGCAATACTCATAGACAAGTGGCTCTTGCCAACCCCTGGAGGTCCTTGTAAGAGGGAGTTACCTTCCATTCCTTTAACATAATCTCTGGTGATTCGTTTGGCATAGTTTAGCGCTTTTGTATCTACAGCACTATGTTCCTTGTAGTTTTTCAACGTAGCACTAGCAATTTCCTTTGATAAAACGCTCTCTTTATAAAACACTTTATAACCCTTAGCTAGCAACGACTGGTTGTTGTACGCAATGTCAACCGCATTACTTTTCGATTGGATATACTCTGTTGTACATTGCCAACAAAATTCTGTTTCTCTATTGCCATGATTTGGCATTTTCCTAGCATAAATTGGCATCTCGTGCTTTTCGCATGTTTTCCCAGTATCTCTAATAATGCCATTCTCGAGCATGTTTTCTCTTGTCATTAACCCAAAAGCCATAGGTACCTCCTAAAATCCATATTTCGGGTCTGGTTTCTTCAATTCATCCAGTTCAGCTTGCGAGAACCGTTGCCCTTGTTGTTTTTGGTAATAATCCCCATTACTTGCCTCTGGCTGGTTGAGATAACTCTCAAACTTGCTAGCATTAAACAAGGTTGATGGTCTGAGATATTTTGCCATGTCGGAGTTCCCCCACTCGCTACACTTTTTATCAATTACGGTTTTAAAGTCATCTAGCGTATAGCCGTCTTTTAGTCTAGTTTTAACAAGATTAATGTTGCTATCCACAAACTTATAGTTAGAGTTTGTTTTTTGGTTGAGATAAGCTATTGGGATACGACAGTCAAAGTTTTTAGGGTTTCCTTTTTTAACTTGTTCAACATATTTCTCTTCTAACCAATTTGGAAAGAGATATTCAGTCGGGCTTTGCTCGACAATATATTCTTTCTCTTTATCTTTCTCTTTATCTTTCTCTATCTCTATCTCTGTTGGAACTTTGTTGGAAAGCGGTTGGAATTTTTCCAACTCTGCTTGTTTTTTCTTGTATCTATTCCAGTTTGTTTCTTGCCCCAACAAAGCCTTTGCTTGCGGATAATGAGTATTACCGCCATCATCAACTTGAATGACTCCACATTTCACAAAATATGCTAAAGCCATATTTATCTGTTCTTCTGAAGTTTCAAGACGAAGAGCTAGTTCTTCTGCGTAATTATCAAAAGTTCCTTCGTAATCAATGATGCAATCATTCTCAATAGCTTCTAACATGAGCCTGATGTAAATAACAATCATTTCCGAACCGCCAGGGAAATTTCTTAAAAGCCTTTTAATAAATAAATTGTCAAAAAAATGCTTATCAAATTTCAGCCAATAATAGATTTTTGTTTTTGATTTCTGTGCCATTTATCCTCCCAACTTGTAGTCCACTAGTGTGATAAAGTAGTTCAACTTCGCTTTATCTCTTGTTTCTAGTTTGCTTTTGTCAATCTGTTTTAGTAAGTAGTTAACGCAGAATTTTTTAATCATCTTCTAGCATCAATCCCTCTAATCGCTTATCATAGCTAGACACAAACCACTCTTTTAATTGATTGTAAAGTTCTATTGCTTGGTCGTATTCCTCGGGCAATACTTCCTTATTTTGACTGTTACCAAAGACATTTAGGACAAGCAAACGAATATGGTTGTGTACGTCATGTGTTGTAATTTTGCTATAACTAATATCGTTGTCCACACCAAAAACTTTTGGTGTCTGATTGAAGACGTGTTTTTCTGGTTTATAAGCACGTTCACGATTTAATTTCTTGAGTACTTTTGGATATTTTTCATTGATTGGAATCAATTCATCATCAAAGCTGACATCTTTGAATAGCCCTTGCGGTGTGCGTTTTTCTTTCGCTTGTTTCATGCGTTCGGCTACTAATTCATTCAATTCTTCTTCAGTTAGTGTGTAAATTTTAGCCATATTGTTTTCCTCTTACTATTTTGTTATATTTAAAATAAAATACTTGGAGAAGTGTATGATTGATTACTATTCTTTATACAAAAATTCACTTGAAGCCATCGGATATCATAAGTTGGATACGGGTGTAGATTTACTTCAATACCTTATTGCAACAGAAGAAGGAAAAAGGATATATTCTCAATACCCTTATCGAGAAGTTGAAGAAATTATTTTTTACACCCTAGATTGTTTGATCCAACAAGATTTAGTTATTGCCACAGAAATGCCGAGATTAGATAGACGAATATATACAATTGACGGTCTGACACCAAAAGGCATGTATTTTCTTGGATATATCGGGCAGGTAGAAACCGAGGTTATCGAATGGCTTAATGAATTTGGAGTTTCGCAAAATCCAGAATCAATCTATAACGCTCTGAGATACATTATTTATTAGATTTATAGAAATGCTTTTTCTCCCAGTCCAATGTTTTATTAGCCATCTCAGCCTCCTTTGCCATATCCGCCATCTTAGGTGTTCTATGGTCATCAAAATCTGTAACTACTAGACTTAGTGTAATGAGTTTCTCTCCGCATCTCTCAGCTAATTTAGCGGTTTCTGGTCTAGCTCCAGTAAGTCGTATTCCATTCAAATAGACATTAAAATCTGTACAGACTACCGTTACTTTTTGATGATTTTCTAGTTTTGAATTATCCATTGTGTTCCTCCTATTTTTGGGTACAATAAAAACCCTTATCTAAACAACAAGGGCGCAAAAAATACCCTTGTCAGGTTGACTGAAAAGGGTACACATGATAATATATTTGTGTACCTGTTTTCAGGTCAGCTCCGTCTGTCGTGTTCTGTCGCCAAACAAGTGACACGATAGGCGTTTTTTCTATTCTTCAGACTCAACAAGCTCAATCCCACGCATGACAACTTCTGTTTTTGTCATGTTTTTCTTTTCAGCAATATTTTCTAAGTGTTGAAATTCCTTTTCGGTCATTCTTATCTTAAATTGCTTACTTTTGGGATTTTCGCTTTTGGGTCTTCCTAAAGTTGGACTCAAAAGCTTCCCTCCTTTCTTGAGTACACATTAATTATATATTGTGTACACAACAATGTCAACCCCTAAATCAAACTTTTTAATATTTTTTCAAGGTACCCTATTCAGTTGTCAAAGAACTATGTGTTTTCTACCAAACCTACTTACCAGGTAAACCATGCAGCTGGTTATATCTACGTGCATTAGCTTCCCAGCCATGTGTTTCAATCGTCCATTTTGGTTTTTCTTCCTGTTTTTTTGGTTTTGCAAAAATAAAATTAAATAGTTTCATGTTGTTTCTCCTCTAGCACTCCCCAGCGCTTATTGTTTCATTAAGTGTTTAATTTCGTTAACATCAGCAAGACAGTACATTTTGTCTTTACCGTTTTTAAAAGATTTAAGGCCATAGCTCTCCATGCGTTTTATAGTTTGCCATGAGTAGCCGTATTCATTGACGAGTGCTGTTTGGTTGACCCACCGATTCGCTAAATCTTTTTCTTGTATGAGCTCCTTAAACTCATCAAAAAGTTCTTCTGCTATCTGCTTTTTGAGTAGATCGTAAGTAAGTTGCGATTGCATGGATTTATCACCTCTTTCGTGGTATAATTAGTTAAATTATTTTGGTTAGTCACTGTTCCCGCAGTGGCTTTTTTTGTTTTATCTGAATTCGTTTAGGCTAATGTCTAAGACATCGGCGATTTTTTTCATTTTGTTAAACGAAATATCTCTTTTACCGATATTCATAATGGTGTTGTAGCTAATCCCTGTTTTCTCCGATAACTCTTTTTTACTCATTCCTTTATCAATGAGAATTTTGTTCAATTTTTTCTTCATAATACTTTTAAAAATCAACATATTGTGTTTTTAATCGTCTAAGATACACAACATATTGTGTTTTGTACCTTTCTGTTATATAATGTAGCTATCCTATAGGAAGGAGGATAAGGTATGATTAGTTCACAAAGAATTAAAGAGACGTTGGATAGACACGACGTGTCTGAATCAGATAAATTATCAGTAGCTTTGGCAGAGATACTCAATAAACATTTATCTGGCAAAAATCTCTCTGAAACTGTGCATGAACACGACAAACGTATGGCACGTATGCGTGGAGAAATCATGTAACTAGAAGCTCTCAGTTAATTCTGAGGGCTATTTTTTAGCAAAATCACGAAATTTTGAAAAATCTGTAATTTCAAACTTAATATTTTTTGTCGCTTCCTCTTTTTTTAGGTGCAAAACTTCATCATAGCAAGCGTTAATAAATTTAAAGTTTTCTTCCCCAAGTTCAGTTCTGATTTCTAAGTATTTGTTAAGTTGTTCATCTGTAATTTTTTCGTTCATGTTGTTTCCTTTCTAGTTCTAAGCGACATCATCACCGTTATTTTTATTTTCCAGTTCGATAATCTCTTTTTGTTTTGGTGTTTCACGAGTTTCAAATGGTGTGAATAAACCATAAGATAGTGATTTTAAATAACTGATAGCTTTTTCTGCTTCTGTATGTTTGATATGAGTGTACTTCGTCACATTGAAATGATGTTTTAATCGTGAATGCTGTACACGAATAAACTGTCCTTTCTTGCTAGCGAATAGATTTGCGCTTGGAACAACTTTTCTATTATCAAAATATTCTTTGGCGAATTCATAGGATTGACGACTGATAATGCTTTTAATTTCACTAGCTTCCACATCATCAATATGGACTTTTTTATCAATTTCAATTGCTAAAGAACGAACCTCTTCAACATCTTTCTTAATGGCTTCTTGAGAAGCTTTTACTTGTTTTTGAGAAGATAAGACTTCAATCATCATATCTTCAATCGTCATTCCTTTGACAACTTCAAGAGCGTCTTTTTCATTCATTTCTGATAATTCTTTACTCATTGATTATTACCTCTTCTACTGTTTTTCTATTTCCAGATGGAATAATTTTGTACATTTCATCGCACCAAGTTTGGACTGTGTTAACCATCTTGGTTACTTCCGTAACTGAATAATGTGCATTGACATTGTTGATAATTGGCTTAAAACGAAGTGGCGCCATTTTCGTATCGAAGAAGTTTTGCACGTCACTAATGATTGAGGACAGCTCACTTATCGAAGTAACAAGGTTCTCAAGTTTTTCTTTTTTGCCCTCGAGGTGACGAATCTGGTTTGTTACTTCAATAGCTCGTTGTGACTCAAGCTTTATTGTCGATAACTCAAGCTTTTTACTATCTAGCTCCCATTCAGCTTCTTCAAGTGTTGTGGAAAGCTCTTTATTTTTATCTAGTAAAGTCCGGTTAAGTTGCTTTGTAGATTCATAATCATCTGGAACTTTTTCGATTACGACTTCTTTTTCAACGACTTTAGCACTCAAGGCTTGTTCGGCTAGTCTCTCATTTTGTTGTTTTAACCGTTCTTTGTCAGCTTCTGCTAGTTTGAGTTGGCGTTCTAACTCTTTGTATTGCTTATGAGTTGTAATATCCCCATCAAAGACTTTTTGATTGAGTTCTGGATTGGCAGACGGCTTTGACATTTCTGATTGAAGCTTTTTTGGAAGTTCTTCAAATGTTTCGATATTCAATTGTTCGCTTTGCGAACGAATGAAATTATAATGATTAATGTACTCATAAGCTTTTGTTTTTCTAAATCCAAGGCTTGAATACCACTCTTCAAAACAACCATATCTATTTTTTGCCAAAACTTCTTGAGCTTTAACAAGTTGCTTACCTATTTCATAAGCGCTTTTGCTTTGAATTCCATAGATAATATTTGAACGCTCTTGTAAAAATTCTTGAGTTTCAAAATCAACAAGTGAATAGTCAAAATCATTTTGTGTTGTTATTTCCTGCATTTTTCTCCTTTCTAGTGTTGTGTTAGTTTTGTTCTATTTCTAAGAGTTTGCGTTTAAACCGCAATGTTTGGTAAAAAAATAATATCATCTAATGATATATCGAATATATAGGCAATTTGATAAGCCTTTGTAACACTTGGCTCTGTATTACCTCTTTCCCAGTTGCCCCATGTATCTTTGGAAACTTTCAAAGCTCTTGCAGCCTCTTCTTGACTCCAGTTTTTTGTTGCTCTTAAAGCTTTCAACGTCATTTTCGTCATTCCCCCACCCCCTTTCTAAAAGTTTGAATAATTGCTATAATATCCTCGAAATCTTAACGAAAGGAGGATAACGCTATGGATAAAAATG